TTTAACTGATTCTAGTGTGTATGTAGAAATATTAGAATACCAACCAGAATCCTACTATTATTCTGGTTCACTAGCAGAGGGAGTTGGTGTAAGTAACTTATAATAATATGGTAGAAAGAGCAGTATACTCACTATGGACTAAGCCGGTCGATGGAGAAACTGTGGGATTTAATTCTGAGAGATCCCTAATGGAATGTTTTGCACTGTCGGTACACTACTCTAAAAAGTGGTTTAAGGAGGTTATTTTGATCACCGATCTAAAGGGCAAGGCACTAGTAGAAAAATACGGATTAGAGTTTGACGATATTAATACTGACCTGGAAGAGGTGATGGACGGAGTCTACCAGAATCACTGGTCACTAGGAAAAATTTATGCGTGTAAGATTCAAGAAAAGCCATTTATTCACATTGATAATGATGCAATCTTATTTAAACCCCTACCTGAAACTTTCCTAAAGGCTGATGCGGGTTTTCAAAACATTGAAACTGAGGAACAGGAACAGTGGTATCGATTGCTCCTAGAACACGCAGAAAAAAACTATGCAAACAAGCCTGCATGGTTTGACGGTACTCGATTCAATGCATACAACTGTGGTATAATTCTATTCAATAAATTAGACATTATTAATGAATGGTGGGAAAGCGCACTAGATTACATAAAGTATTTGGATGATTCTAAATTTGACTATAATCATCACCTATCCTGCCTAATATATGAACAGTTTGGCATCTATTCAATGTGTCAGTACTATAAGTATGAGGTCGATCTATTATCTTTTTACGGTACTCCCGAACAGAGAAACTTGGGTTACTTACCAAAGGATCTTGCTGAAAAATTGGGATACACTCACCTAATCGCTGGATGTAAAAGAAGACCAGACATTGAAAAAAAGGTAAAACAACGACTCGCTAAAGAACAGATAGCTCTTAAGTGTTAAAGAGTTTGATATTGAATAAATATACTAAAGAACGCATCGTATATGGCAGTAAGTCACGTGTATCCAGTAATAGACTTTACCCAATTGGATTATGATAAAATTCCAATTGGAACTTTCCTAATTGGATTCGATAGCAGTAATGGCGGAAAGCTGTGTAAAATGGACCATGTTGGAACTATTACAATAATTGAAACTGGGTTACTGCCGTCCTTGACTGGACTTAATTATCAAGGATTATGGAATGCAGATATTAACGTTCCTACCCTAACAAGTAGTGTGGGTACCGCCGGAGATTTTTATATAGTTTCTGTACTAGGCACAACAAATCTTAATGGAGTTACTGATTGGCAAGTAGGAGACTGGGCTATTTTCGAAGGTGGAGCATGGATTAAGGTAGACAACCATGATATTCAGGCATACAATACAGTAAAAGATGAGAGTACTATTTTACCCCAAAGATCAGTATTAAAATTTACAGGCACAGGAGTCACAGCTAGTGATGTTGGAGGAGAGACTCAAGTAAATATCCCAATTCAGCCAGCTTATTCAACAGTTAAAGATGAAGGCAGTTCAGTGACTCAACGAAGCACTATTAACTTTATAGGTGGAGGAGTAACTGCAAGTGATGTAGCTGGAGAAACGCAAGTGAGTATTCCTACTCAACAAGCATATACTACAATTCAAGAAGAAGGAAGTAATTTGGCACAAACGAATATTCTTGACTTTCAAGGAGCAGGAGTCACAGCATCAGCAGGAGTAGGAAAGACTATTGTGACTGTTCCAATTCAACCAGCGTATTCAACAGTTAAAGACGAAGGTAGTCTAGTAACTCAACGAAATATTATTAACTTTGTAGGTGAGGGAGTAACTGCAAGTGATGTAGCTGGAGAAACTGTTATAGCTATTCCTGGAAACCCAGTATACAGAACTACCAGCATTGCAACAGCAACTCATTCAGCTAGCTTCGCTTATGAATATTATGGAGTGACCTACTCTGGAGGAATATGCACAGTCACGCTACCTCTAGGAGCATCGCCAAGTGATAATGGAAAAATCATAACTATTGCTGACGAAGTAGGAGGGATAAGTTGGGGCAATCGAGGCATTTTAGTTCAAGGATCAGGCGGGCAACTAATAAACGGTGAAACTAGCGTTCTAATGAAAATTGAAAGAATGTCCTTAGACTTTTTGTTTAGGAACACCTCTTGGAAAACAATATAAAGAAATATGTCATACACATACACAGATGAAATTAAATTTGCAAATACACCAAACTTCGATGCTTTTGGTAGGCTTCGCGTAAGCAACCCATTAACGCTATTCGATTCAAGCTATAGGTTTGCGGATAACCAATTATGGTCGACAAGTACTGCAACAGGAGGGACAGATACATTTAATTCTGCACAAGGCTTAGTCGATTTAGCAGTAACAGCTGCTTCAGGCTCTGAAGTAGTTAGAGAGACAACTAAAGTCTTTTCTTATCAGCCAGGTAAGAGTTTACTAGTGTTCACCACATTTGTGATGAGCCCTGCCAAGACTAATCTTAGACAACGGATTGGCTATTATGGTGCAAACAATGGTTACTACTTAGAACAAAATGGCACTACGGTAAGTTTTGTAGAAAGAAGTTTTGTTACAGGAGCAGTTGTAAACACACCAATTGCCCAGGCAAGTTGGAATGTTGATCCTATGAACGGCTCTGGGCCAAGTGGAATCACACTTGATCTAACAAAAGCACAAATTCTATATATAGACTTAGAGTGGTTAGGAGTAGGGACTGTTAGAATGGGGTTTGTGATAAATGGAAACTTTTACGTTTGTCATAAGTTTCATCATGCTAACTTAATTACTTCTACTTACATCACAACGGCATCTTTGCCATTGAGATACGAGATAACAAACACGGGTGCTACCAGTGGAGCAAGTACATTAAAACAAATATGTTCTACCGTTTTATCGGAAGGTGGATATGAACTTAGCGGACTACAACAAGCAATTGGTATTCCTGTGACTGCACCAAGAAACTTAGCAGCAGCTGGCACGTTTTATCCTATAGTAAGTATGCGTCTTAAAACATCTCCTGACAGATTAGATGGTATCATAATATGCACCGCAATTTCTGTGATGGCAACCACCTCAGGGCATTACAACTGGCAATTAGTTGCAAGCGGAACCACAACAGGTGGAGCCTGGGTTAGCGCAGGAGCAAACTCTTCTGTAAACTATAACATTACAGGGACAAGTTTTGTACCAGGAAGAATACTTGCAAGCGGTTTCTTTAGTGTGTCAAATCAAGGATCAACTCAAGTTGATATCCTTAAAGAAGCATTGTTTAAGACGCAGCTTGAAAGAAATGGATTGACGTCAACCCCTCTTGAACTTACGATTGTGGTTGCTTCTGATGTTGGCGGCGGTGGAGGTAGCGTTCTTGCATCAATGGACTGGGAAGAAATAAGCAGGTAGAGTCTTATTTAGATTTTGATGATCTCCATCTCTGAGAAGTGATCCTTTTGATTTACAAGGATTCGATAGTCAAATAACTCTTCAGGTAGAGATTCATGAGAAACAACAAAAATTGTCATATTATATTTAGTAGAGTAATCTTTAAGGATTGAAATTGCTCGATAAACATTTGTCTTGTCTAGAGAACTAAATATTTCATCTAAAAACATTACGTTCATTGTACTGTGCTTCATTTTAATAATTTCAATAAATGCGAGCAATACAATTAGGTTCATCTTTTTTCGTTGACCGCTGGACAGACTTTCTGGAGAAATCTGCATTCCTAAATAGGTGATATGAGGATCAAACTCGTTATCGAATTCAAATGAAAACTTAAATTCCAATTTTTCAGAGATCTCAAGAATCCTAGCATTTAAGGTAGGAATTATTCGGTCGATCATGTCTCGTTTGATTCCATTTTCAGATAATAAATCATCTAGGCTTAGTGCAATTGATCGAGTCGAATTTAGTTGAGAAGTCGCTTGAGTATCTTCAGATATTTGATCCTCTAGACTCTTAATTATTCCAGAGATAGAAGATATTTCTTCAGATCCATCGTTTTCCTGAGCAGCCTCTAGTGATGACTCCAAAGCTTTAAGCTCGGCCCTCTTATCAAAGTAATTTGAATCAATGTCGCTTCTATCTAATAATAGAGCGGTTAGGCTCTCATTAATCTCATTTGCAAGTTTTTGTTTATTCTCAAGAGATTCCTTTAATTTAATAATTTTAGATTCGATCTTCTCCTTTATTTCAATTGAGGAATCTGAATGAAGGTCATTAAGACAATGAGGGCATCGATTTTTAGCATAGATTAGGAGACGATTCGATAAATCCTTAATCTCTGATTTTATCTTACTAAGTTCTTCTTGAGCAGTATTATTTACACTAGTTTGAGAATCTATCTTCTCCTTAAGATTTGTCTTTTCAACAAGGGCAGCATCTACTTCGACTTTTTTATTTGCAATACTAATAGTCAATTTATCTGTAAGTTCTTCCTTCTTCTTGCTTAGCTTTTCCTTTAGTGCATCTAATTGACTATTATATGTTAATAAGTTAGATTGGCTGCTCTTTAGAGTAGCAGTAAGAATATCAAGTTCAGATTTATTTTCCTTTAATTCTTCTTTTACTTTGCTTCGCATATCAGAAAGAATATCAATCCCAAAAATACGATCGATTATTTTTCTTTTATCGTCTTTGCTTAGGTTTACAAAGGATTTAAAATCATCAAAGGATAGACTGATAGTATTACAAAAAACTGAAAATGGAATTCTAGCAAGTTCCTCTTCGATAAACTCATCGACTTTTCTCTTATCTGGAAGATTAAAATGACTTCCGTTTATTTTAATATCACTAAAGTTGGGATCTATTCCTCGGTCAAGTTCTATGATTTCTCCAGAATTGGTTACAAACTTGACATTGGTATAAGCGTTACGATTGATCCAATTAGGAATATCTTTCATTTTACGAATTGCCGATCTTCCATAAATCGATACGGTTAGTGCCTCCTTGATTGAGGACTTGCCTGCACCGTTTTCTCCCTCAACTAAGATTAGTCCAGGCCGATCGTCAAATTTAAACGTCTGTAATTTATTTCCGTATGACAGGATGTTTTTATATGAAAATTCAGTTAATCTCATTAATCGTATTGTTTTGCGTTACGTAACGAATCGTAAATCTCTTTAAATTTATCAATTATTTGAGTCGATTGATCGACTGGCAAGTTCATTATTTTAAGTCGTTCATCTAATAGAGTAAAAATGTTATACTCATATGTTGAATCTATTTCGATCTCACTCTTGTTTTTTAGCTGATCCTTTGAATAGGATGCAAATTCAATGCGACGGTGACCGTAACTCTTTATTAATTCCGTAAATTGTGAAAGAGGAAACTTTTTTGAAAATTCCGATTCGATCATAATATCTACAAAGTTATTTACAAACTCTTTTTTGATTTGGTCGGAAGTTAGGTCCAACAACTGCATCACATCGAATCGAAGATGTCTTGGAGAAACCTCATTTGGAACAAACTTTTCAGTCACCTCTTTGCCGCTAACATCAAGCACATAGAATCCTTTTTGATTTCCACGATCGCCTCTATCCATCTCGTACGGAGTTCCAACATAGAGAACATTACCTTTTTCTTGTCGAATGTGAATGTGTCCAGAATAAACACGTTTAAAGGAATTAATGTCTTCTTGTTCTAGTCCATGTTCTAGTTTTTGAACTTTGTTAAAATTAAAACCTTTAAAGTCAGCATGACAAAATACGTAGTTTGCCGCCTTATTTCTTTGAACTTGCGATTTTAGTTCGTTTAAATTTTCTATCCATGGAAGCATTAGAAATTTATGAGAGTTAATCGTTAAAATTTCTGGCTCAGTATAGACGTGAAAGTTAGGGTGAATCTTATCAAAGCCTTCTAGTGAGTGAGTGTCAGTTCGGTCTTTATAATATACGTCATGGTTACCCAAGATCACGAAAACTCCTCTTTTAAACTTTCTAGTAAACTCGTCAGCTATCAGTAAAGATAGCTTATGGATTCGAACGTTTGTCGATTCTCTAACATGATTCCAGTCCCCGACCTGTACTAAAATGTCTGTGTTTGGGTCAAAGCCCTCCTCTTCAATTTTATTTAGAAAATGATTAACTAGAAAATTAAATTGGATTTCAGACCATTCAATGGAATTATTACGAACGCCTAGGTGCATATCACCCAGAACAAATATTTTTTTAACGTTTTCTAATTTCATCCTTGCGTAGCGAGCTGATCAATATCTATTACTTTAGAAAGGCTCGCAAGTTTAGCCATGAATTCTTTCAATAGGGTCGCCGAGGCAAAGGTATATGAAGTAGGTAAGATAGAATTTGCATCATAGAAAGTAATTTCAGTAGATGAAGTCGCTTCATATCTATAAACTTGCTCAAGATTAAGAAATACTGAGCCTCCAATGTGAGTTAATTTAATCCAAACCATTAGTGTATTCTTTTTTTATGCATTTTTCCCTCTAGGAATTTATATTTTTTATTTAGTTCAAGTATTAAAATTTCCTGAATGTCGGTTTCTAGCGAATCGAATATTTTTTTATATTCCATTGAAGAGATTGAGGAAATTGCTTCAAGTATATAGATGGGACTATAGAAACTGATTCCGTGACTTGCTGGATCTAGGTTCTCATGGACCCTACTAAAAATAAGATTAATGTCTTCCTTTGAAAATTTTATTTTAGCTACAGAACGATCCTCAGTTATGGTACTCACGTATTTTTTGAGAACCTCGTCCTTTTGTAAAAATTCAAATATTACATCCAATATGAACTTTGATTCTAACTGTTCTTCGTAATCATAAAGGTCCTTTAGGTAGTTATCTGAATAGTCGGCCGATACTGATATTTTTTTAGAGAATTCATATTCGTCTGAATCTCTTAACTTGTCGCCGTTATAATAACTATTATTAAATATTTTATCTTCTCTTAATTGATCTCCACCTTGATCTTCAGTAAATTCATTTTCTTCCATCCATAATTATTATTTTATATAGCATTGAAGAGCTTATCATAATCGTCATCCACTAAAGTAGTGGTGTTAGAAACCGGAGAAGTATTTATATCAGAATACTCTGATCTTAATTCATCTGCCATTCGAGTGATCTCTTCATCGTCACTATAAAACTCGCTATTTGGTCCAACCTCTTCAGTTAACCTAAAAAAGTCCTTATTCATAGTATAAAACTTATAGCTTTCTTCGTATCCGTTATCCCTATTTGCAATAGACTTTATTTTCATTCTGCTTTCAAGAGGGCTTCGCATTAGTCCAAACAGAGAGTCAACTGTGTGAATTAAACCAAATGACTCTGCTACTGAATCCATTCCCAAGTCAAAATTATCAATGTCTTCTCTACGAATTTGAGTGGCACTTATTATGCACCATTCATTTCGCATAGCAACTCCCCTAAGTTCTTCTGAAATAGATTTGACTTTTTCATAAAGGCCTGCCTGACTTGCATTTATTGGTTTTAAAAGATTTAAGTAATCAACGACGATTACTTTGAATTTTTTATTCATCTTTTGCTCTAACCTAAGAAAATAGTTTTCGATATCAATTGCAGTAGCTCCACCAGTAGGAAACTCCTTAAGTATTAATTCTCCAATCGCTCGACCGCTATCTTTAAGATCTTCAACCTTTCTTTGAATTAATTGAGCAGCTGAAGAATCGTTAATGCTTGCATAATCTTCTGACTTTATGCCTAGGATATTTGAGCCTATTCTTTTCATGTATTGGCGATCGGCAAGCTCAACTGTTACTAGCCCAGTCACATTTCCTGCTAAAAATGATCGCGCTGCAATGTTTCCTAGAACCATCGATTTACCGACTTTAGGTCTACCTTGAAAAACAACAAGAGATTTTGAATTCCAGCCTCCACCGAGTACCTTATCTAAGAATGGAAAACCGGTCGGACAGCCAGATTTTGAAATTTGAATGTGGGACTCCGGATTAAAAAAATTAAGGCCAGTATCCGCACTTGAAAAATTTAGAGCAAGTTTTGTGCTGATATCATTTCTTATTTTTTCTGAAATATTATCGATATTTCCAGGATCAATTGGGGTAGTTTTTAAATACGTGAGTAAATCAAAAACAGTTAAGTTCAAGTTTCTTAGTAGGATAAATGACCTAACGTATTTATAAAGATAATCATAGTTGTACTCTGCTAAGTTAAAAGAGTAGAGTTCATTGAATTCTTCCTCGCTTAAATTTACATGGGTTACTTCTAAGTAGCTTCTAAGTTCTTTTTTATTTGGGATCTTTTCGTATTCTTTAAAGAATTTAACGGCCGTTTTAAACGATTCTTGCCGATCGTCCTCATTAAAATAGCTAGGCTTCATCATTACGATTAATTCTTCCCTTCTTAACGAATCATGATTAGTTGGTCTTAGATCGTTTATGTCATTTTCAGAATTTAAAATAAAATTCCATACCATCTTTTCAAGTGAGTCAATATTTTCTGTAAAATCAATCATTCGTTAAATAGAAATAAGTTAGTCCTTTTTTTGTAAAATAGATAAAATCACCCTCAGCCTTAAGGTATTCGTCATGAATCATCGTCTTTAATGATTTAACTAAGTTTATCTTGAAGGTTTCATCTTTAATCCTATCACCGAAGACGTATTTTAAGGACTTCGATGAAAACTTAAGATTAGAGGAAGATGATTTTTCTTTGGATGCAGATACCTTTATTAAGTATTGCAATATTTCAAAAAGGAGGGTGAACTCATCGTTCAATCCCTCCTCTGTATGTAGGTTTAGGTAATACTTTATTGGTAAATCAGAACGTAGAGTCATCGTCATCATTTAGATCATTAAGTTCGCTTGTCTCTAATAGGTCGATTTCATCTTGCGTTTCTGGAAATTTAAAAGTTGGCTTGATTATCTTCTCATCAAGCTCCATTAATACTTCTTGTGTAAACAATCGAGCTGAGAAAAATTCTTTAATTGGTACAAGATCACCATTATGTCGAATAACATAGTTCTTTCCAAGTTTCTTGGGTAAAAAATAGAATTTTTCGCCGTCTACCTCAAACTCTGAACATGTAGACTGTTCGTCGGCTTTTAGCTTTGAAAACTCTTTTTCAGTCAATTTATTTCCTCGACCAACTCCACAGTTTTCCCAACTAACGAACTGTTCAAGTCCAACGTATTGGTTCATTCCTTTATGGAATGAAATGTGGAATTCAATATCGATAGGTTTAGCTAATCTGTTCTTTCTAGTCTTAGACCGAACTATGATTCCGGTTGTGGTCTTAGCCTCATCCCGAAGAGTGCCTTTACTTAACATTAGGATTATCGATGCTGAAAATTCAGGACCACCTCCACCAGACATTCCTTTAGGAGTATACTGATCCATCGAAGCGTATGTGTGATTAGTAAAGATAAATGGCACCTTTAGGTTAGATAGCTCAAGAGTAAAGGATTTGAATAGTGACCTCATTTCCTTTGAACGAAGTCCCATGTCTGATGCATTTTTACCAGCATCCATGTCTCTTTTACTTTTATCGGTATCAAGCATTCCGACTGAATCCACAAAGATCGCAGCTTTTAAGCCTGGATTTTCTCTCATTGTTTCGATAAAATCGTTGATAAAAAACTTCACATCGCTGATTAAACCCATACGAAGATATTTCAACTTTTCTAGATCTACTCCGAACTTTGTATAATCAGATCGATCAATTGCTCCCTCAGTATCGATATAGAAAACAAAATAGTCTTTCTTTTGAAGTTCTCTAACTGCGTTTAAACAAAGAAAGGTTTTTCCAGCACCAGAATCTCCAGCAATACCGATACTTCGAGTATTAGGATACCCTCCAAACACTGATCCTGAGATCTGAGCATTTAATAGATAATTTCCAGTAGGAATATAATCATCAATGTCAGAGAATCCCATTAAGGTGACTTTGGATTTTACTTTCTTTTCTAGAAGGTCGTTGAACTTATTAAAAGCATTGATTGCGTCATTAGTTGACTTTGCCATAATTAATTGTTTTAATATATTTTACTAGAAAAAGGGTAAAAGTTCTAATCTGAGATGTAAGAAAGCAATAAAAGAGAGCACGATAAAGC